AAGCACTTTATTAAGAACCTTTCTGGTGGTGCTAAATCCTATCGTTTTCCAAAAACTTGGAAGGCGTCGGCTGAATACCACACGCCTGGTTCTGAACTGTTGGGCAACGATCTTTCGACCAGCGAACAGGTCATCACGGTTGACGACATCCTTGTATCGCACTACGCGATTTCTGATATCGACCGTATCCTGTCCCACTTTGACATGCGTTCCATCGTTTCTAACGAGATGGGCCGAGCGCTTGCTAAGGTGTTCGATCAGAACGTGTTCCGTCAGCTGATCTTGGCTTCCCGTACCGCAGCAGCTTCGCCCTTCCCCGGTGGTAGTGCTGTTACGGACGCCAACTTGGCTAACGACGCAACGCCGTCTGGTATCGCTTGGATCGATGCTATCCGCGAAGCGAACATTGCGTTGTTTAACGCTGATGTTCCAGAGGATATGCCCCGGTACTGCGCTGTTCCTGTAGAAATCTTCGATGCCATCAAGTACGCTGTTGATTCTAACGGCCAGTATTTGATCCTTAATCGTGATTTCCAAGCAGACAACGCAGGCGGTATCTCTGACCGTGCTGAGATGATCAACATCGATGGTGTGATGATTTGCAAAAGCCGCAACATGCCAACGACTGATGAATCGTCTACTGCTGGTGTGTTTAGCAAATATCGTGCTGACTACTCGAAGACGGTTGGTGTCATGTGGTGCCCACAAGCTATTGCTACTTGCAAGCTTATGGACATCAGTCTTGAGACGGAACGTGACGTTCGTCGTCTTGAAGATTTCTTGGTCTCCAAGCTTTTCGTTGGTCACGGTGTTCTGCGTCCAGAAATGGCCGTAGAGTTCAAAACACCTTAATCTGATTGAGGGGCTGCTTGTAGCAATACAGGTGGCCCCTCAGTTTTTCAGGAGGTACTATGGGTCTAAGTAAGATTGAAGCTGTAAACATTGTTCTGGAGTCTATCGGCGAAGCTCCTGTCTCTTCTATCACCTCTGGTCTTCCTGATGCTGAAGCGGCTGAAAGCAAACTTAATGAAGTTAACAAGTCCGTCCAGTCGCGTGGGTGGCACCAGAATATCGACTACAATTTAAAACTAACACCCAATAACAATAACCTTATTTATATTCCATCGAACTATTTGCGCGTTGATACGACACGAGAAAACCAATCTATTAACGTCACTGTTCGTAATTACAACAATCGCTTGGCTCTTTATGACATCAAAAAGCAAAGCTACGAGTTTACACAAAATCTTAATGTAGACGTTGTGTACCTTCTAGAGTTTGAAGATCTTAGCTTAGAACTAAGTACATATATCGCGTACCTTGCAGCTCGTAAGTTTCAAGAGTCCCAAATGCAATCTGTGGCTTTAGATAACTTCACACGTCGTGGTGAGCTTGAGGCTTATGCTGCTCTCTTGGACGCTGAGTCTGAGACAGACGACGCAAACATCCTGACAGACAGTTCCTACGTTGCTTACGCAACCTATCGACACCACGGGCTATACGGGCGCTAGAATGGGAACTCTTGTAGAGCAGTCGCTTAAGACTTTATATCAAGGTGTTAGTCGTCAGCCTGATTCTTTAAGGCTTACCGGACAGGTACAAGAAGCAACCAATGTTCTTACGTCTGTGATCAGCGGTGGCCTAGAGAGCAGACCGTCTTCACGACACGTTGTTAAAAACACGTTTGCTTCTACAGCTGATAAACCTTGGTGTTACGCCTATGTTAGAGATGCAGTAGAACAATATATTATTGTCGTTAAAAATGGCGACCTAAAGGTATATGACTTAGCGGGTACAGAGAAGACAGTAACGTTTCCCAACGGTAAAGCATATTTGGCTAACACCAATCCAGCTGAAGGTTTCTCTGCGACTACGATTGGTGATATTACGCTTATTGCTAATAAAGACTTCACAGTCAGTATGGCTGAAACTTCATACACAACGGCTGGTAATCCTCAGTCTCTTGTTACGTCACGCTCAACGACCACAGGAACCAACGCTCTTATTATCGATAACTTAAACGACACAGCGACTGATGGTGTTGAAGTGTGGTCAAAGAACGGCGCACTTGATGGGTCTTCGATTGCAGACGACATCATCACACACGCAACTTTCACAGGATTCACATCAGGCTACAGAAACTTCACGGTCACACAGCAACCAAATGACCGAGACCTTACGGTTCTTGTAGAGAACACAGACGGTCATGAGTTTACCATTGCAGACAACGGGTCTGATGCTACGTTTGGCGTAAAGGCCCTAAGACAGCTTGTAGACATTCCTGGTGATTCCCACACACACAACATAAGTGCAGCGACACAAGCAAATCCTGTTGTCATAACGACAGCCGACGCTCACCACTTTGAGTCGTACCAAAAAATTAGCATTAACAATGTTGTTGGTATGACTGAGCTGAACGGTAATGAATACTTTGTTAACAAACTTTCAGCAACAACATTCTCTCTGTATAGCGACTATGACCTAACGACTGCTGTTAATGGCACAGGATTTACAGCGTACACAAGCGGTGGTAAGACAATCACAACGCACGTTTACGCAGACGTAAGAACATCACGATCCTTGCTTCCTAATTGGGCTCCTGAAGGTCATTATGTGTTCTTGACGGCCACAGACACAACAGATGGGTATTGGGTTAAGTTCAGTCAGACACAAGACGCCTGGTTAGAAGCAGCAAATCCATATCAGAACAACGCTTTTGACTTAAGCACAATGCCTCACTTCCTAACGCGGAATGCTGATGGAACCTTTACGTTTGGTCATGGCACGTTCGATGCGCGTGGTGCTGGTGATACACAAACAACACCCAACCCAGACTTTGTGGGCCGTAAGATCAAACAGATCACAACGCACCGCAACCGTCTTGCAATCATCTCAGGAGAAACGGTGTTCTTCTCACGCTCCCGGTTGTTCTTTAACTTCTGGCCAGAGTTCAGCACCCAGGTTTTAGACAGTGATCCGTTTGGTCTACAGGCCTCTAGCGACGACGTGAACGAGCTAGTCCATGCGTTCCCCTTCAGGCGCTCATTGTTCTTAAGTTCCGACAGATCACAGTTTGAGGTATCCTCAGACCAACAGGCGTTTACGTCAAAGAACGCTGTCATCGACTCTGCTACGGCGTACATTACAGAACCTAAGTGTGATCCTGTGGCCCTTGGGAACCGTATGTACTTTGCGGCTAAGAGTGGTCGAGACGCTCTGGTGTTCGAGTATCAGTACAACGACACGTCTCTATCGACTACAGCTGAAGACATCACGATCCACGCCCTTGGGTACATACCGGCACCTATTGTTCACATCGCAGCTGATAGTGCCAATGAGATGATGTTCTGCATATCTGACTCAGAACGAAACTCTTTGTACATCTACAAGACCTATACGGAACAAGAGACCAAAGCACAAAGCTCATGGTCTAAGTGGGACTTTGGTACAGGAGCGTACATCCATTGGGTTGGTGTTCTTCTAGGCGACCTATACATGTACATCACCAGGGGAACTGAGACGTTCTTTGAAAAGATAGTGTTGCGTTATGAGTTGTCTGACGACAAACATCCGTACCAAGTGTGCTTAGACCAGACCATTAACGTACAAGGCACTTATAGTGCAGTCACAAACCTGACGACCTGGACATCGCCCTACCTACACAACAGTAAAGCTGCTATTGTATTATCAAGCGACTTCCCAGCTGGTCAGGTAGGCGAGAGGCTTGCTCTAACGTACCCAACGACAACCACCATGACAGCTGTTGGGAACCACTCGGCACACGTTTGTATCTTAGGTATGCCATTTACCCAAGAGATTCAATTGTCCAAGTTGTTTGTTCGTGCAGACGCTGCGGGCAAGATGACTGTTCAGACAGGACGGTTCCAACTTAAGCGTCTTCAGTTTAACTATCAGGACTCAGGGTTCTTTAAGATCGAAGTGACACCTGAGTCCCGTCCGACACAGACGTTCACATTTAACGGTACGATCATTGGTACAGCACTGGTAGGGGGCTTGGGTATGGAAGCACTTGGGTCTTTCAAGGTTCCCGTTAGGACTAACGCCAACACAGTGACCATTAAAATCAAAAACGATTCAGAGAAACCCATGATCATTACGTCTATTGATTACACCGGGTTCTTCAACGAATTGACGAGGCAGGAGTAGAAGCTATGTGTGATCCAATATCAGCTACAGCTTTGACTGCAATTTCTATAGGAGCTTCCGCCGCATCAACAGCTATGACAGCAGTGTCAGCAGGACAACAAGCCAAGGCAGAGTTTGAAGCAGCAGAGGCACAGCGTAAGGCTGAAGAACAAGAAGCACTACGCCTGCTTGCTGAAGAGCAACAAGAATCTTTAGACCAACAGTCTGATGTTGTACGAGCCGCTCAAAAAGAATTAGGTGAGCTACAAGCTTCAGAAACTATGCTTACCGAATCTTCTTTAGGCAGTATTCTGTTCAGTGGTGAATACGGAAAACAAGTAGGACTTGGGCGTATTGAGGAAAAAGAGGCAAGAGACGTTTCACTAAGAAAATCACAACAGCTTGCAGCCATCAACGAGCAAAGCAACAGAGGTCGCATAGCTTCTACAAAAGCAAGTTCACAAATTGGAAAAGCTGTTGCAGGCACTTTATCAACAGCAGCGAGTGCTGGTACAAAACTTTATGGCGCTGCTACTGTACCTAATCGTGGAACGGGTGTTGGATCAGCCGGTGGAAGTAGGGGATAAAACATATGGCAGAACGTAAAGGTAGAGGGTCTATTTCTATTAAGGATCTTACTGCTGGATCTAACGTAGGAACCGTTGCACCGCAAGCGCTTGTGACGCCAAAACAAATAGCTGATCCCAATGCGGGTCTAATGTCAGCAGTCATGTCCGAGTTTTTTAATTTTGGCTCTAAGTTTGCTGAAATAGAGCTTGACAAAAATCTTGAAAAAAGAGCTAAAGCTGCTGCTGCTCAAGGCGTTAAAGATGCCCAACTAGACGCAGCTAGGGGTGTAACGTCAGTATCAAAAGAGATCTCCGAAAAACATTCAGGGCCTTATGGAACATCGTATGCAAGTGCTTTAGGATACCAAACGGCTGCTAGCGCCGAAACACAATTTGCTTCTGATGCTATCATTAATCAAGTAAGACCAGCTGATTACGGAAAATATCGTCAAGATTGGTTTAATGAAAACTTTGGCAAAGGCACTGGAAATCCGTTTCATGACAACGCTTTTGTCGATCAGTGGTCTAAAAACACTGTAGACCTAAACCACAAAAACATGGTTGCAGCCAGTAAAAACGCTGTTATCAGGACTAGAGAAATTGTCAATACTTCAGTAAGCGCACAAATAGCTGAGTCAGCTCATGTACCTAACGCTACTGCGTTTGAGCTTCAAAGGTTACAACTACGTTCTGCGTACCCAAACGAAACTCCGGGCCAAAACTCAGCACGTTTAATGTCCATGTATGCCGATAAAGCTTCTGAAACAATAGAGGGAACTAAACAATTCTATTCGCTTATTAGGGCTCCTTTGTTCCAAGATCCTCAATATGAAGCAGAGGTTGGCGCTCCTAGAGTATCGTTTAAAGATCTTTTTCCAAAAGAATCTAAAGAATTAGAACAAAAAACCTTTAAGGCGTTCAAAAATTTTAAGACAATGGAAGGCGAACAGGCTGTAACATCTTTAGCTTCACAGGCAGTAACAGCTGTAACAGCGATTAAGAACATTAATAACACGGCGTCGTTTT